ACCAACAGAAATTTCTTGGTTTCTGCAAATGCGACTAATGGTTATAGATTCATTCCCGATACTGGTGGCGTTTATGGTGTGGGTGTTCTTTATGACATGTTAGATTCGGAAGGTGTAGATTTCACAAATTCCCAGTTTTCCATTCAGATGTCAAATGAACTCGATGATGGAAATGCTGTCTCGGCTTATCTATTTATTAAATCGAAGGTTGTGGTTGCTTGGTCTTCTACTTCTGGTGTTCAAATTATAATGTAAATATTTTATCTATTAATTTTTATTTTTTATATTTTTATTTTCAATTTTTATTTTATATAATATAAATATAAAATGAGTCAAATATCTTCTGATGCTATTCCCGATCTTGTAAAAATTGGAGCTATTCCTTCTGAATATGGACAATCTCTCACCACCGATATTATTGACGCTGCGACCATAAGTCAGAGGCGAGTTCGATTTACTTTGTCAAGGGTCGCTGGATTCTTACATTCAAAATCGAAGGTGACTTTATCTGTAGTTCCACAGACAAATTCATCTGGTTATTATCCAGTTAATATTGGTGTTTCTCAATTAATTAAATCTGCTGAACTTCTAGTTGGAAACAAGACTATATGTGCCGTTGAAGATTACGCAACCTTCCACGCATATCAGTCCCAGTTTATCACAAATGAAAATAACAAAGAAAGAGAACAATATTTAAGCCAGAGATTAATTAATCATAAATCGGTTTATGAAGTGGGTGCTTCTGCTGGAGACAATACTCCCTTCGGTGCTGCCAAATATGGATTAGATATTGGACTAAATCCAACTGCGGCTGGTGGTGGTGTTGGTGCTCAAACTTTTAAATTACATCCATTCCAGTTACATGACGGATCATCTGCCCAGACTATTTCGGAAGCCCCAGTTTATTCGGTTTATCTAGATGATTTATTTCCATTCCTTTCCACTAATCAACTTCCCGCCTTTATGATAGATGAAGAAATTCATATTGATATAACTTTCCAAGATGAGACTTCTGTTTTAGCGGCTGATGGGATTAAATCCCGCCGTCTCTGTGTTGCGAATGGAGAAGATGAAACCATAGCTTATCAGATTGACACAAATGAATGTAAATTAATTTATGATTCAATTAGTTATGATGGAGAAATTATGCAGAAATACAGAGAACAGAATAAGAAACTTGTTTTCCAATATGTTGATTACAGACTAGCCAAGCGAACGGGAGACCAGACAGCCTTCTCTGATTTAGTTTTTCAGATTGGTGGAAATGGTCGCCTAGTTTCCAAGGTTATGTTCGCCCTTCAGAATAACAATAATTACAAAGCTGAATCGTTACTGAATGGGGATGCGGCTTGTAAAGCTCCCCCTTCTGGTGACAATCTATCAGTAAATTTAAGATACAATGATCGGTTTGAATTTGCTGTTGATAGGTCAAACAAGGCTCTTTTATTCACAACCACTCAACAGAGTGAAGGTCGAGTTCCTATGATTTCGAGGGATGAATATCAGAATCAAAATATTGATGGATTAACAACAACCACTTTAGAAGGTCACGCACAGAATTCACATGAACTTGGACTCCGTGGAAATATGAATTGGGTTGCCCTCCGTCTTAACAAGGGAGAGCGTGTAAATAATAAGGGTCTTGAACTAATCTATAAGAATCCAAGTCTATCCGCCCACACATACACTCTCCGAGTTTATCTAGAATTGCTCAAGGTTGCAACAATAGAAGATGGGAAAATGAATTGTTATTTTGCTTAAAAAAAAATATAATATAAATAATATAAATGTTAAGTTATATTATGAATAAATGTTTAAAATGTTCTAAATGTTCAAAATGTAAAGAATGGGAAATAGAATATAAAAAAATGAGATTAAATTATTTAAAAGAAAAAAAAAACAAAGATGGAACTAACAAAACTTCTCCAAGATATAATAAAAACTCAAAATGAAATTCTGAATTATATTCATAATAAAGATATTTAAATTAATTTTTTAATCTATTTTTTTTCGTTTTTTTATTTAAAATAAAAAATCTTTTATTATATAAAGTATAATGAAAATTAATTCAAAAGATTCTGTTGAAGAAATTCAAAAATCTAGACCTCAATTGAAGACTTCCACAATAAAACAATATGACACAAATCTCAAGAAATTAAAGAAATTATTCGATACTGATAATTTTGATTTCTTATCTGATCCAGACAAAGTAATGGAAAAGATTGAAAATTTACATTACACAACACAAAGAAATTTTTTGAATGCGATTATTGTTCTTTTAATGGCTTTGAATCATGATAAAAAATATGATGATTTAATTGAAGAATATGGAAAAATAAGAGATGGATTTAATTCTAAATATGAAGAAGAACAAAGTTCTGGTGTTATATCTGATAAACAATCAAAGAATTTTGCAACCATAGAAGAAGTTTATGATATGATCAATAAAATGGCGGTAGAATTAAAACCAATCAAAAAGAAAACTAAAGATGAAATAACAAAGAAAGAAATGAATCTTCTTCAAATATATATTTTATTTACAATATATTCTAAATATCCAATGAGAAATGATGTAGCTGGAATGGAAGCCATATCCAAGAGAGAATATAATAAATTATCTGATTCAGAGAAAGAAGAAAATAATTATCTTGTTGTTCATAAAGGTGGAATGTTTTTTGTATTGAATAAATACAAAACATCAAAAAAATATGAAGAATTAAAAATTGAAATAGAAGATAAGAATGTTAAGAAATTATTAAGATATTATTTAAAAATAAATGGGATGGGAGTATTGTTTAAATCTTCAACTGGGAAACCTTTAACAAGAACAGAATTATCAAAACAATTATTAAAATTTTCCAAGAAGTATATGGGAAAGTCCATATCGACAACTTTATTAAGAAAAATATATTTGTCAAGTAAATATGGAGATATGAAAGAAGAACTTGAAAAAGACAACAAGATAATGGGACATTCGAAAGAAGTTGCATTAGATACTTATGTTAAAAAACCTCAAGAAGATGATGAATAAATTATTTCTTTTTTAATTCTTTGAGTCTTTCGAAGACTCTATTGGAAATCGGTTCAAACCTTTTATCATATATTTCTTCTAATTCCTCGAATTTTGAATCATCATCTAATTCTTCAAATAATTCATCATTATCATCTAGAATTGTGAAAATTTTTTCTGAATATAATTTTCTTATAGCTCTTCTTCCATCTTTTAAATCTTTTTCTGTCATTTTTGGAGATTTAATTTTATTAACAAATTTCATTCCCTCATTTTTCATAAATTTATTTATCTGTTCAATAAAATATTTTCTTAATTTAGGAAATGAATCAAAAATGGGAACATTAGTTTTTGTTGGTTTTTTTATTTCTCCCTTCTTTCTTCGAGCCTTCACTTTTTCAATCGCATCAACTTGTTTCTTTCTTTTTTCATAGGCTTTAGTTTCTGTTTCTTCTTTCTTTTTTTCTCTCATTTTCTTGGCTTCTTTCTTCTGTTCAGCTGTCTTTGGTTTTGGAAGAACTTCTACAATTGTTTTTTGACTAACAACTTTCATCTTTTTTACTTTCCCTTTTGCAACTGGTCTCATTTTAGCATTTTCATGGTCTATTCTATATCCCGCATCAGTTACAAGTTTAATAATGTCAGCTCTCTTTGAACCCTTTGGAATTTTAATACTAACAAGAACATTATGAGCTTTAATAAGTTTTCGAATTTCTGGAGTGGTTAATTCACCATTCTTTTGTCTCTTCACCATTTTCAGTTTGTTTTTCACTTGATATTTCTCAACCATTTTAAGTATATATTAGAAAAATAAAATATTCTATATATTATAAAAAAAAATGTTTATTCACAAGTCACATTCAAAAAAAGATATTATTGAATTATTTTCAAAATTGAAAGTTAAGATAGATCATGATTTTTCAAAAGGAAAAATTTGTTCAGAGATAGAACAATATATTGAGAAAGTTGAATATAATGATAAAATAAAAAATAAAACTGAACTTCTAGACTATTTAAAGAATGAAACAACAAAACAAAGACCAACAATTCAAGATAAACAAATTATAATGTTCAAAGCTAAAAAAATTATTAAATATTGTCTTGAAGGTTGTAATTTAAATGATTCCACATATAGAACACATCAAGATGTTTATAATGATCTAATCTCGATTTGTAAATGGGGAGATATTCCATCTATTCGAAGGGCATGTAAATTATACAATAAATCTTTATATTGTATCAATCATATAAATCCAGTTATTTCTGAACAAGTAGAAGAAGAAATGGTTCAGAAGAGAGTCTTGAAGAAATCATATATTTATAATCTTAAGATAAGAGTTGCAACAAAAGAAGATCCCATAATTATTACATTTGATTGAAAAGTGTCTGGGATAGAATTTAAATTTAAGACATAATAAAACATATATTTGTTATAATGTATTTTTTTCAAGTTTTATCTCGGACACTTTTTAAGGTTAAATTCTAGATTTTTTTTTCTATATTATAATAAATGAACAATCAAAAAGCAATCGATTTAAATTATGGATTCAAATCAGAAGAACAGATACATGAATTTCTTGAAGAAATATTTGGAACATTATTCAATTCAAAGAATAATCCAGAGATGGGACAATATTATGAATATGATAAATATAATGAAAAATATTTTATTGAAATGAAAACAAGAAGAATATTCAAGAAACAATATCCAACATTATTTTTCGGAAAAAATAAATTAATTAAAGGTGATGAAATCTTAAAGAAGAATCCGAATTTAAGAATCTTTTATTTGTGGAGATGTAAAGATGGCGTTGTTGGTTGGGAACATAGATCAAGCCCATTCGAAATAAATAAAAGAGGGAGATGGGATAGAGGTAAAGAAGAAATAGATGATTGTGTTGATATATTGCAAGAATACATCAAGCCAATAAATAAATTATTATCAGAAGACAATTAAATTATATGATAAAATAAAATGGTTGAAAAAACAAAAATAACTTATAAAGGAAAATCCAAGAATGTTCCGAAAACATATGTAGGAAATTTAAAAGGTAAAGAAAAAAAGAAACAAGTTAAATCTATTATTGAAGGGAAGCCCAGACCAAAAACATCAGCTCCAAATAAAGAATCAACATGGACAACAAAATTTAATAAAAAATATGGAAAACAATTAGATGAAATGAAAGGTGGAAGAAGTAAAAGAAATATTGCAAAAGTTACTGGGATTCCATTCAAAGCTTTAGATGAAGTTTTTAAGAAGGGAGAGGGGGCTTATAGATCTTCTGGATCGAAACCCAATCAAACACCGCAATCTTGGGCATATGCGAGAATGTATTCTTACATTCTGGGAGGGAATGCGAGAAAAGTTGATAAAAGTATAACTGAAAAATATAAAGTTAAGTTTCCAAAATAAATTATTTCTTCTTCTTCATAATTAAATAACCATTAGCTTCATCATCTTCTATTATTTTTAATCTCATTAATGCAAATAAACAATTCAAGAAATATATATGATCTGTTCTTCTTATAGGTTGTTTATTTAATTTTCTTTTATGTATTATATTTAAGAAATGAATATAAGTTTTTATTTGAGCTTTGATTGGGATTCCAGATGATTGTCTTATCATGTGTTCTCCTTGATAAAAATAGTTTTCGAATGTTTTCTTCTTTGTTAATGGATAAGAAGAAATCAACAAACCTTTGTAATATAAATTCAAAGAACCTTCACTTCCATTATAAATCATTTTCTCTATATAAGATTTATATATTTTTATTTTTTAAATACTAACAAAGTCCTTCCAATTGTTCTTCATAATAATCATCGATTTTATTTGTCAGATTCTCATCATTAATACATTCTATCATTGCATTTCCAAATCCCCAATTATTATCAATTATATTATCTTCTTCATCTTCATCATAAAATATTTGACATGTTGTTTCAGATACTTCTGCAATATGATCAAGAACTTCTAAAAAATTTCTTTTATTTCTTCGAATCTCATTTGAAGTCCAAGCCCGATTGTTTTGAAATATTAAATTCTTAATATCATTTGGAAGTTCATTGAATTCAAACATTTTCTCTATTTATAATTAATATATATTATTTTTTTAAGTATTAAACTTAAATTATACTTCTTTTAAGTATTAAATATGGAAATAAACTATAATTATGTCTAAAATATGGTTTAAAGATACATTAATTTCGAAATTAATACTTCTTTAAGTGCTAAAATGGGTATAATTAATGATTATAGGGTATAATTTAAGATTAAATATATCGAATAATCTGTAATATTGAATTATTTAAGTTATTTGCGTTAATTCTTCAATATTTTTTTCTATGTTATAAATATAAATGGATAAAGAAAACTTATTTAAAAAAGAATTATGTAATAATATTAAAATGAGTGTTAATAAATATAATATGCAATTCAAAAATTTCAAAGGTCAAAATAATTTCCAAGCCTTTGTTGAACCAATTAACATTAAGACAGAAGAAGAATTAAATGAAATAATTAAAGATGATATTGGAAAATGTTATAAATATTTTTTTGAATGGACTGATTACAAATCTAAAGTCAAACCTTATTATGATATTGATATATGGTTCGAAGGTCATGGAGATGATTGGAAAAAACATATACAACCATATCACGATAAATATTTTGATTTATTCTCCAAGATTTATCCCAAAGGAAAAATAGCTGTTGCAGAATCTCACGGAGCTAAATCTAAAGTAACATCTAAAACTATTAGAGATAAAGAAAATCCAAAGAAAAAAACAATTGTTAAGACAGATAAATATGGACATTCAATTTCATTTCATTTTGTTATTAATAACTATGAATGTTCAATTCCAGAATTAAAAGAATTAAATGAGAAAATAAATATTTTTAATGATCCCAATATTGATAAGGGAGTTTATCGAGACGGAGGGAATATGAGAGCCATTCATTCCAATAAACCCAAGGATGCAAGAACTTTCATTCCAACAAATTTTAAATATGATTTAACTAAACATGTCATTCAATCAAATGGTTTAACAAATATTCCAGAAGTTTTAAAAATTCCCTCTGATTATTCTCCACCAGTTTCTCCAACTACTTCTGATGATGAGAAGGAAGTTATTGTTGAAGAAGAAGTTGTTGAACAACAAGAAGAAGTTGTTGAACAACAAGAAGAAGTTGTTGAAGAAGAAGAAGATGATATGCCTCCATTAGAAATAAAAAAAAATTATAATTTAGATGAAATCAAAAAAATTCTAGATGTTTGTCAAAATGAAGATGTTTTTGAATATAATGAATGGTTAAAAGTTGGAATGGCTATTCATAATATTACTGGTGGTGATAATATTGGATTTGGTTTATATGATGAATGGTCGAAAGAAGATGATGGAAATTATGAAGGTCAAGGAGAATTAAGAAAAAAATGGAAATCATTTGGAAAAAAGAAAAATGGAAATAAATTAGGTTTAACATATTTGAGAAAGTTATTTGACAAATACAAACCAGAAGACAAAAATGATAATCTTGAAACAATCTTCAAAAATACTTGGAATGATAATTATTCAAAGAGACTTCAATTTTGGGAAGATAATGATGGAGATGATGAAACCAAACCACGAAAGGGATTATTTGTCAAGAAAGCTCTTGAAACAATGTTGGAAGAACTAAATAAAAAATTAATTTTTGTGAAAGAAACTGGTGATTATATTATTCTCGATAAAAAAATAATTATAAAAGATAATGAAACAAAATTAATTAAGGATTGTTGGTTTCTAAAAACACCAGCAAAAGCAAAGGATCATTTTCTCAAAGAAATTTTTGAAGTAACTTATGAAGATGAAGATGGAAAAAAGAAAAAGAAAAGAATCAATCCCTTTAAAGATTGGTGTGAATGGTCAAAAAGAAGGGAAGTTAGAGCGATTGATTTTGACCCTAGAGAAAAACCAAATGAAGACATATTTAATTTATGGAATGGATTCAATATTTCTAAAGAAGAAGCTGACCAATTTAATGAACATGATGCAGAACCTATTGTTGAACACATTAGAAAATCATGGTGTAATAATGATGAAAACGCCTTCGAATATGTTATGAATTATATTTCACATATCATTCAAAAACCACACATTAAAATGGGTGTTCTTCTAGCCTTGAAATCTGGAGAAGGTGGAGGCAAGGGAATCATTCTTGATATTCTTGGAAAAATTATTGGTGATGACCATTATTGTCAAAATTCAAATGCGAAGTTTTTATTTGGAGATTTTAATGGACAACTCGAAGGAAAAATTCTTGTGAATCTCGATGAAGCCTTTTGGGGTGGAGATAAACAACTTGAAGGAATTGTGAAAAATAAAATTACAGAAAGACGACAAACAATCAATAAAAAAAATAAAGAAAATTATGTTATTGATGATTATGCAAATTATATTATCACAACCAATAATGATTGGTTCTGTGGAGCTAATGAAGACACAAGACGATTTTATTGTTTAGAATTAAATGATTTTTTATCCAAAAGAATGACCAAAGAAAAAAATGAATATGTTCAAAGAATTCTTGATATTCCAATTGAAGCTTTTGCAAAGGTTCTTTATAATCGAGATATTCAAGATTTTAATCCAAGGATTTTTAAGAAAACAAATCTTCTTCAAAAACAAGTTGAAAGAAATTGGAATTCAGTTCTTTCTTGGTGGAATGAAATTATGCAAGAAGGGGGTTTTAATTATCAAGGAGATTTTGTTGAATGGGGACAATTATGGAGAGAACAAGATTCTTATGAAGATCCAAGAAAATGTGGAACAAAAGCCAAAAAGAAAGGTGAAAGTGAAAAACATTCAATTTATTATAAAGAATGGATTTATGATTGTTATTCTCATTATAATAGTGACACAAGGAAATTTCAGAACAATAGATTCTTTGATGATTTAAGAAATAAATGTCTCGGAAATTTATATGAAGAAAAGAAAATTCAATTTAAGGGTTCTAGAAGAATTTTTTGGATTCCACCAACTCTTCAAGACGCAAGAGAAAAATGGAATGAAATGCAATCTTATGATTATAAATATGATGAAGATGATGATGATTTAGAACTTGATGATGATTTTTAATTAATATTTTTTATTCTTATTATTTTTATTTTTGTAACCTTCAAAAACATCTTGAGGTTTAACTTCTTTTTCTTTTTCGAATGTTTTTGGAATATCGATCTGAATCTTATCATGATTTTGAACTGGTTTCACATTCACTATTTTTTTCGATTTTTTCATAATATATTATTTTAAATATATTTTATTTTAAAAAAGTTTTCTAAATATTTTTTATATTAATATAATATAAAATGAGTTTAGTTATTACTTCCAATATTGGACAAGATGATGTTGAGACTTCAAATGTATTCAAGCCTTTCTCATATCAGAATCATTTGAATAATACTTATAAAATTCCAGCTAATAGTGAAATATCTCTTCAATCTGCGAAGATAAATAAGAATTCTTTGATGGTTGTTGATAGAACGAACACTGGTTATTGTCATTATTATGGTGTTCCGATTGCAGATGGTCAGACAATTGAAGACACACCATATCAACCTTTCTTTGGAATTGGTGGAACTGGTCAAGCTTTCAGAGATGGAAAAAGAACTTCTAGAAATACAGAAGATTTTGCTGATGATCTAGAAAAATCAATAGCGGAGGTTGCTTTTCATCCCAATCTTGTTAAAGGTGATGACCCATTATCCGCTTCTATAAATGTTCAACCTCTATTTGAATCCAACACATTCAAAGGTTATAAATGGACTTTCACCCAAGCCACCGCCAACACAACAAGAACGGGAGCGACTATTGATAATGGATTCTTTGATGTAAGTGAAAATCAAACTGGGCTATTTACAGCGAACGGCGGGTCTGTTGTTTCCACTTCTGATTCAAATGAAGGTTTTTATGTTCAAAATAGAGAATATCCTATATCACAAAATAAAGGGACATGTATTTTTGATTTTTCTGGTTCGAACGCATCGACATCTCAACAATCAATTTTTACTTGCGGATTATCAAGAATATGTAATCAAAAAGATAATATGGGAGTTACTTATTTTACTCCAGAATATTTTAAAGTCGGAAGTTCTAGTAATACGGGAAGCCATTTTAAAAGAGGTTGCACTAGTGGATTTGGTGCTTTTTTTGATGTTTGTATTACGAGAGCTGGTCAGAATCTTTATGTTTATCAGTCGGGGGGTTCTGGAGATGATTTTTGTATGAATGAAGTTGTTTATTATGGAGCTTGGAATACTAATTTTACGACTCAATATAATTTAAAAGATAATAATTCTAGTTATACAAAAGTTAAGTTTGAATTGGATGGAGAAGAAGTAAAAATTTTTATGCTTACTGCTGATGATACTGCAACTTTGCTTTGTGATTTCACAACCATGCGTTCTACTTCTGATGGAGAAGGTGGTGCGAAACCAGCGGCGGGAAAGAATCAATTTATTAATCCAGTAAATTGTGCTAAATGGGCTTTATATCCAACTCTTGCTGCAATTCCTCGGGGGAATGTTAAAACATTAACACTTGAATCTGTTTCACATTATACATCTTATCCAAGTTATTCTGACAATAGATATCCCACTTATGATTGGTTTGGATATTGTGAAAATGAAGGTCAAGTTCCACAAGCGATTAATGTTGATATGAGAAATTTTATGAATAGAGGTTCATCTACAATTCTCGCTCCGAAAAATGTGGTCGCATCTGGAAGTGCTTCTGGAACGATGGATGGTTACATAAACACATTAATCACTGCAAAATCCCAACAATATGGAGATGTTATAACCGCTCCTTGTGATTCTCAACAGACTCTTGGATTTACTGGTCGCCCAGTTTCAGTCCCGTCTTCCGCTAGTGGTGCTCATCCGATTACAATAGAATCTGAACTTGTTCCCACATTATCAAGTGGAGCTTCTTTATTTGTTAGATTAAATAATTTCACACAGAATTCTCTCAACGCTAGACAAGGTTCAATTTCTAAAATTGTTGCTCACCTTCCAAGGTTCGATAATAGTGGAAATGATACTGGTGCTTTATATTTTGAACCACATGAAAAAACTTATATCGATTTAAATAATACAGAAGAAATTTATGTGAATTCTTTTGATGTTGATATTGTTTATGATAATGAAACATTTTGCACTGCTTTGAGTGGAAAAACAATAATTTGTTTCCATATTCGGAAGAAATTAGTTTAAAATGATTTAAAAAAAATATATGTATTATATATAAATAAAAAGAATGGAATTATCCGATCAACAAATTCACAAAATTTTGGAATCTTACAAAAAAAAGAGAATGAGGGAGAACAAATATTATCATGAAACATCTAAAAATAAAGAAGAATTTATTTTGAAAAATCGAGCTAGAGCCAAGGCTCATTATGAAAAAAATAAGGAAAATAAAATCAAAAAATATCAAGATAATAAAGAACTTGTTTCAGCGAAAAATTTATTTAACTATTACAGAAAAAAAGATAATGTTGATAAGTTTATTGAGAAACATGAAACTAAATATAATCTTCTAAAGTCTAAAAATATTATTGAATAATTAATATGTTTATTTAATCTAATTTTTTTATATATTATTTAATAAATGATAAAATTATTAAATGGAAATAATTTGGATCTTATAAAAAATGAAGAAGACAAATCAATAAATTGTGTTATAACTTCTCCACCATATTTCAACGCTGGGAAAAAATATCAAAGGGGAAAAGGTTGTCATTATACAAGCGATTTTTCAGAGCCATTATATAATATTATTGACATAATGGAATTGATAAAACCAAAATTAAAAGAGAAAGGAATTATTTGTTTAAATTTGGGATTTTCTTATGCAGAAACTGGAATCATGAGACCATTTGACATTATAAACAGATTGAGAGAAAAATGTGGATATTTTATTGTCGATATTATAATATGGAATAAAAAAAACCCGATCCCTTTAAGAAATAGATTGACAAACGCTATTGAATATATTTTTGTTTTGAGTAATTCACCTCATATTGAATATAAGAATAAAAATCATAAAACAAATATTATTAATGAATCGGTCGCATCATATAAAGGTCATAACGCTGTTTTTCCAGAATCTATTGTTGAGAACTTATTGGAAACTTTCACAGAAGAGAAAGATGTTGTTTTGGATTGTTATATGGGTTCTGGAACAACAGCCGCAGTTTGTCAAAAAATGAATCGCAGTTGCATCGGTTACGAAATAAATGAGAACTATGTTGAATTATCAAAACAACGACTTAAAATTTAATATGTTTTTTTAATCTAATTTTTTTATATTCTCATAATATAAATATGAGCGAATATTCCGACATTAAAATTTTAAATTGCAATAGGTCGGCTTCTGTAGAATCTAGAAGTGGAAATGATGAAAATCCAGCTGTATTCACAAACCCTCTTCAACAGACCATAAGATTGGATGTTGGTGATAAAGTGTCAGTTGAAAGGGCTTTCATATCTGAAGTTGGTGCTGGAAAATCTGACACAATAGAATTCAAAGGTTCAGTCAGAGGTTCTAATATTGTTCCAACTTATACTGATATTCAGAAGAGTGAATATTTTTATAAAAAATCTACTACATTTGATCCTAATTATCGATTGGGATATTTTAGAAAAATTTTAACACAAAAAAAAGAAAATGAAGTTGTTGATTTGAGAGATAATTTAGTTCCATTGATTATTGGATATTATATAACTTCTAATGAATATCCAAATTATATTCAACATCCCCGAAGATTTAGCCAAGGTGATTATACAAGAGCCGCACCTCGAACAGATACTTCAACTCATTTTACAAGAGCGGATTCAGTAACCGATGGAATGTGTAAATATTCAGTTAATCCAGATATTTTTATTGATACAGATTGGACACAACAGAGAGATGAAGGTGGAAATTTATATTATAAACAACGATGCGATAATACTAGATTCACATTATTTATTTTTGATGAAATAATTTATTCAGCTGATCTAGTTGTTTTAAATGCCCAAGTTGTCAGAATGTTTCCACAAAATTCTGTGAATGGAATATTTTCTGAAAGAAGATATTTGAGAGTTAGAGAAAGAATTGATTTGGAAGTTAATAAGGGTGTCAATACACCCGCTTCTGTCGCACAATCATTAACCCATCAATTAACAGAAACTAAAAAACCTATCAATTTCCAAGTTAAAGATGGAGCTGGTTTCAATCGAACAATTACAAAATTAATCGAATCAACAACATATAAACCTATTAATTCTCAAAATTTATATGATTTTAATTCTACCACACATGCGGATTTTGTTTCTGGAATTAAATCCACTCCAGCCCAAGTTACTCAAGAAAGTCTTGATTATATAAATTCATTTGGTTATATTGGAATTAAAAGACCCGAAATTTATGAAGCGGGATTGGAAATGATGGAAACACTAGTTATATCCGCCCTTGTTGTTAAAAATAATCTTGCAGAATCCATTAGTGAATGGTTTCAAGGTGATTATTTTAAAGGTCTTCAAATATTATATGAATTACCAAATACAGACCCACCCACTAGATATTATGAGATTAATGAAACTTATCCAGTTGTTCTTAATGTCGAATATACACTTGAAAATTTAAAAACAATTAAGAAATTTTTGGATACACAAAAATTATATCCAGAAATTTGGGATTCTTTTAAAAATTCTGTTGATTATTCTGATGATGCGATTGATTTAAATAATGTTAATGTTGAAGCTTATCCCACAATTGAAAATTCTAGATTTCTTCACATGAATAAATATACAAGTCAAACTAATAATGCGGCGATTCCATTTCAATCTCAACTTGGAGAAGATAATTTCAAAGAAGAAACTGGTGTTCAAGATGTTAATAAATCATCTGGAATAATTGTTTTTGAATATGATGAATCAACTGAAAATGAATTTATTGAAGGTGAAGATTATGATCAATTGGTTGATGGATTAATGATGGGATTTGCAAAACCTCAACTTCTTTTCACTAGAGCTTCCGCCACAGATCCAATTGTTAGAAAATTTTATATAAAACTTGAAATAAATAAAATTGGGGGAATGCCCCCTTCATTATTTACAACTCCATTTAATAATGGAGTCACTGATTTTAAAATTATCGAAAGAAATAGAAGAATTGGTTATGATTTACATTCTACAGCTTTCACAACTTCTATTGTAACACCTTTCTCTGGATATAGTCAATCTGATATTGGTTCTCAAAATAGAATTGTTAATTCATCTGGAAATCCCGCTAATCCAGAACAATCTCTAACGACTCCATTTTTGGCTAATAGAAATTCAACCACAGCTGGAATTGATTTGACACCATATAAAACCATGACATATATCGGGGCTAATAATCCCGCCTTTGATTACAATGGAACATCTAACAGATTTGAAATAAGAAGGTTGCACACTGGAAATAATATTGGAAACAGATTTATGGCTGGTTGTGCTTTAACTTCAATTAATAATGAATCCTTGGTTAATTTGGGATCATTAAATAAATTAATTCCACCAGAAAAAAATGGTGATGCTGGAGATTCTGTTTATAAGATTAATCCAAGACCACCTCAATTTGGTTATTCTCCAACATTTAAACCATACACAAGATTTAATCAAGATTTTGTAAATGGTCTTTTTCCGAAATCTGCCGATGATGTTAATGGAAATATAGCCAACACTGGATTGAATAGAAATAATATTGAAAAACATAATGATAATATTGAACCCTATGAAATTTTTGATTCTCATGGAGGGATATATATTGACAACTGGGGATTATCTGAAGAAAATTGGAAAAATAATTTATGGGATATTTTAGGTTTTTCTTATGAAGAAGTTGTAGCTCCAGCCTCCGCTAAAAATGTTTTAACCAAAAGAATTAATAATGATAATAGTGATAGATTATATCGCCCCACAACCAACGCTGAAATTGTTTCAACTGATTCTAAAATTTATGTTGGAAATATTTTTAACGCCAATATGTATTATACAAGTGTTCCATATCCGAATAATGTTATTAGTTATGAAACTTATTTAAGTTATACAGATAATTCTGGTGATGACCCCGTGAAACATTACGCTTTCAGACCAACGGGAGCTATTGGAAGCCCAGTTGCTCATTTTCCAGAAATTTCTATCAAAACACAATCTAATTCTATCATTGCTTCTAATATTCAAAAATCTGTTCTCAAACCCTATTATGAAATAAGAAGTTCTTTGTTGGAAGGTTTCACAGCTCTAGGTGGAAATCCAACTGGATCACAACTTCCAATAATTTCAATAGTCGATAAATATTCAGCGGCTAATGATTATTTTATGGGAAATCCAAGTAATTTAATTTTTACAATTACAAGACCTACTATGGTCTCCGACATTACAACATCCATTCATGATTCTGATGGAAGATATGCAAACATCGATGAAAGGTCAGCTGTTATTTATAAAATTCAAAAAATTAGAAAAACTCCTCAAAATGTAATTCAAGAAATAATGGATGGAAATAAAGACGAAAAAAAGAAAAAAAAATAAAATATAATAAAAATAATTTATATTTATATAATATAAAATGGGAAAATTCACAGATGAAGAACTTATGAAAATTAAGAAATGTGTTGAATTGAATGATTGGAAAGTTGTGTGTTGGGAAGGTCACGAGGGTGACTTGGAATGGTGGATTGATTTAGTTTCTTGTAATTTTTCAAAGGAATGGAGTGCCGATGATTTCTTGATCGAATGTGGAAAAATTATGGAAAAATCTGATGTTAAAATTAAAGATTTTGAAGATGTGTTTTTATCTTAAATTTTTTTCTAATCTATAATATAAATGGACAAAATTAGTTGTGAAGAAATTGTTTCAATTCTAGCTATGCATGGAAGACCAGATTTAATTCAAGAATTCAAAGAACATATTAAGATCGATGAAGATTATAAACCTCCAAAATTTATTAAAAAAGATAAATATTCTGATGATGAAGGTTCAGCCACTTCTGAAAGTGATTATGAAGTTCATGTTGATGAAAATGGATTTCAATCTTTAAAATAATTTTATAACATATATTTTTATATTTTCATATATTAAATAAATATGAAAATGACTATTGAAAAGGGAACGGCGAAAAATAAAAAATTAAAGGCTATTTTTTTCGATGATAAAGGAAAGAAGATAAAAACCACACAATTCGGCGACGACAGATATTCAGACTATACAATAAGTAAAGACAAGAAACAAAGGAATAAATACAGAGAGCGTCATAAAAAAGATTTGGAGAAGGGGAATTATATGTCGGCTGGTTACTTAAGCTATTATATATTATGGGGGGCATCAACCAATAGGAATATTAATATTAAACAATATAAAAAAAAATTTAAATTAAACTAATAACAACCAGAGAAAGGGTTGTGTTCTTTTGGTGGTTGAACCGCTCTCATCAAAGTGTTTCTTAATTGTTGTTCTTCATTTTCTTTTTTCATTCTTTCTTGTTTTTCAAGTTTTCTTTGTTTTCTTATTTTTTCATATTTCACAATCGCTTCTAATTGTGCATCTTCTAAATCTTTTTTTGTAATAGTTGAAGTTGGATATTTTGGTTCAATTTTTTGTGGTGGATCTTCTTCAACTTCTTGTTTTAATTTTTGAACTCTCTTAACCTTCTGTTTTTTTAATAATTCTTTTTCTTCTTTTTCTAATTGTTTGTCTTTCTTTTTTTCTTCAGCTTTGGCTTTGCGAACAGCCATAGCTTTCTCTCGAGCCATCTGTAATTTCTTTTTGTGTTCTTCACTCATGGGAGGTCTTTTTTTTCTCTCTTTTCCATTCTTATTTAATTTTGGTTCTTTCTTTGGTTTTTCTTTCTTTTCAAATATAACTTCTTTCACTTGTTCAACAATTTCTTCATCTGAATCTGATTCAGATTCTACTTTTAATTTTTCAGCTTCTTCATATTTTTCTTCAATTATTTCATCTTCTTCTTCACTTGGGAGAAAATCAACTTTAACTTCTGGAATAAAACTCATTGTATTTATTATAACTTTATAAAATAATTTTCTGATAATTATTAATTTTTTTTATTATTTATTAAATTTCATTATGGAAATGTTTTTCTTATAAATTAAGAATATTGTTTCAAAATAAAATATAAAAAGTGTCTGGGATAGAATTCATTTTTTAAACAAAAAAAAAGATAAAGTGTTTATAATGAATTTTTCTGGGCATCTATCTCGGACACTTTTTTGAGTTCCATAATATTTATAATAAATTTTGAAAATTCTTCACTTATCTTAAATTCTTCTAATTTATTTTCTTTGAACTGATCTTTATTAATTGTATTATTCCCATGACATAATTGAATCATAGTTAATTGAGGTTCAGTTAATTCAACCCTCTTCAAGTTACAATTTTCAAATAAATATCCACCTTCCGCTCGACTAGCTTTTGCGAATTTATTTGTGGAATTGAACCATTTTTTTGTCATCATCATATTGCATTCATGAATCAGTTTTTTCCGATCCCCACAATTTAAAAAATAAAAATCATCATTAGTATATGGAGAATATAAAAATATCATTTTATTACATCCCACACAACCAGCATTTTTTTTCTTAAGAAGTTCAAAAGAATGTGTTAAATATGTTTTCATATAAACATCATCATCATCCATAAATGCAACAATTTTATT